AACCCTGTTGGTTAGCCACCTTAAGTTGAACATTTGTTCAACATCCATAGTGTATGTCAAACTACGTTACTCGACAAACTACGATCCCAGCACGCATTGAGGTTCTCTCATGCACTGCTAAGGCCCTTCCGCCGACGACGCGTCAATTCATATGGCCCGAATATACGGCCAGCTTTGAAGCGATGACGCCGAACAGCTCGAGGGATAAGAAAAGTTGGAAGAACTTTGAGCATTACAAACGCTCATGTTCCCCACCTACTCTTATATCAAGCACAGGCGCGGTGGCCAATCATATCGATGCTTTCCAGAATGGACAGCACTGGTACGATTGGGCCGTTTCCGCGGATGCGTTTGGTTGGTTCTGTAACGAGTTCGGGTCTGCTGGCGAACCCTTTAATGGGTTGCAGCTGTGGTACAGTCCTACGGGTGACGGCTTTGCGCCTAGCCCGACGGACCTTAGTGGTTATAAGCAGCGATCATTGCGATCGATGCTGCCCTTGATCAAGAGTGATCTCAGTCTTATCAACTTCTATATAGAGTTGAAAGATCTGACCTCATTCCACAAGACCGTAGAGTCTGTTGCGTCGTTATCTCGTTATCTTCTACGCGGAAAAGCGTGGGAGAATACGAAATCGACGTTAAGACGTCTAACTCGCACCAGTGCCGACGCCTACCTCCAAGAGGAGTTTGGCGTCGCACCGGTTCTTCGCGACATAAGCAGTGCTTTCACTGCTTTGCTTACGGTTAAGAAACGTTTGAACGATCTTATCAGTAAGCAGGGATACACTCAGAAACGTCACTATAAAGCGACGCTGACTGTGCCAGACGTAACGCCTGAGACGAAATCATATTCGTCTCCGGTACCAGCAGGGTCTCATCCCCCGTATGAATACGGGTGTGAGGTACCTTGTGGCGTGGCCACCAAGGCCACTCGTTACGTTTACACGGACGTATCAACCTTCCATGCAGAGATCGAGTATGACTACAATTTTACTCGATACCAAACTGAGCACGCTCAGCTACTTGGCTTACTCGATGCTTTCGGCGTTAACCTTAACGCCGCGATCATTTGGAATGCCATACCTTGGTCATTCGTTGTAGATTGGGTCGTGAACGTAAGTTCATGGCTCAACGATCGACGAGTACTCAACATGGAGCCCGTGATAAACATCCACAACTACCTCTGGAGTTGGACTGCTCGCCGCCGAATTGTCGTGTATAGAGAAGTGTCTCATAACACTATTTATCATGATATCGGTGGTATTGAACATACAACTGAGCCAGGGGTTCCGATGCCAGTCGTAACGGAGACCCTTTACAAAAGGGTCGTCGAAATGCCAACATCGGGCTCGATAGCATCGAGCGGGCTGAGCTTGAAAGAGTTCAGTCTCGGTGCCGCCCTCGTAACTGTACGAGGCAGTCACCACAAACGGAGCCACTCACAGTTGTGATTGGCATTAACTCCTCAACAAAAACGAAAGCATGCTAAGTAATACACTTAACACTAACGAAATCAAGAACGCGGCTGGTACGGAAGTTGAATTCTCCCGTATCGCCACCAACGAACGCTCGACGGAGTTCGCTCAGATAACTGAGGCTCCCTCTGCCCCTCACCGCCTCCAAGTAAGTCACTTGGAGACCGGTAGCGGGTTGAAGAAGCGTCGCCGCTCGGTAGTTCGATTCAACAAAACTGTTGTATCGACTGTCGATTCAGTGACGCCTGTCACCATCTCCGCATACGCTGTCCTGGACGCCCCCGTGGGCGCCCTGGTAGCTAGTACGGAGATGGCCAATGTTCTCGCAGAGTTGATGTCGTTTATGGCCTCACTTGGGGCCTCGACGACGATTCTCTACGATGGCACTGGGAACGGCGCTGCCACACTCCTTTCAGGAGGTCTGTGACCTCTCAGGGTGTGGGTTCTCTGGTTCGGTATGACCGTCCAAGATCACGCGGTACGAAAGACGCAAGCCAATTGGCCCTTGTCCTTCTCTCCGTGATCCTCTGTACGGGTTGTACAGGACCTGGATGGACCTTTCGCTTCAAGGACTTCACCGTTGCTTATGGTGGCGCTACCGTCTCGACAACTGTCGAGTTCGTGCGGACCAATTCAACGAATGAAGTCCTTGTCTCAGGATCAGGGACGAATGCCCCTGAAGTGTTGCCCAAGTAATTGGGACTACGAGCACTACGACTTAAAATTCGTATATACTTGTAGTATCGATTGCGAGCCTCATCCCGTTGGCGTTCCGGTATACGGCTAATCTGTTTGTCACTGTACTTACTGTACAGGCAATCAGAAATAGCTCGCTCCCGGGTACGTTGTCGGGTCTGAGGATCTCCTCGGTCTCACTTACTCCTTCGCCGCAGACCATGCAGTAAACCAGGCGTTCTCGCCTGGTCCCGTCTGGTACTGAGCGTAGGAGCATCTTCTTTAGTTGTGACTTATTCATCATAGCTATTGGATGTGTTCATCTGTATAAGTATCGTGTGGTGTATGCATGCTCTAGGATGGTTTCCTTATGGGACCAAATAAGAGCCTAGATGAAGTTAAAATCATCGCTGCAATGCTACACGACGTCTGGTTACAGCATGGTGTTGTGTTCAACTTATCGTCTTACCGTAAGACCCTTAAGAAGGTTTTACGGCGGTACGATAGGGAGGGCATTGGTTTTCTAACGAAAACCTTGCCCCGTCTCGGTAAAGCCCTTGATAAGGCTTTTGCGGGTATAAGACTAACCGCTGCAAATCATGGCTTTAAAACCATGAAAGGCAGTGAACTTCCCATCTTTTTGGGTGAGTTCATCAGTCGAATACTCGGCCCGGACGGAGCGCTCCTCCCCAACCCATGCGAAAACAGCGTTAAAGTAGTGAGGCAAATCTTGTACTCTTTTTATAAGTACGAGGTCCCTTACTCAGCTGATCAAGAACTGTCGGTTATTGAAAAGTTCGAAAGAACCGATCATAACTTACAGGCTGTCAATGAGAGGGCTTCTGCTCTCTACCGTGACACTGTCGATAATAAGGACTGGCCGTCCCCTGCCACACGTCGTGGCACTAGACGGCAGACCTTGCACCGTGCGCGCATACTCTTAGCGAGATTGTTCGCACGTTTTGACCCGAAGGACGTTAAACCTAGGAATGGACCCGGTGCTGTTGCTGGAAAGCAACGGCAGTGGGATAAGTTCCGGTTTATTAACGTCTCGGCGAACATCACAAGCATATACCCACGGGACGCGTTTTACTGCGCTTCCATGGGCCACGTATGTGATGAGTACAAGAACTTTAGTAGTTCTTGGACTGAGGAGGATCTTCCGGCGCGAGTTATACTCGTACCGAAGGACTCTCGTGGTCCTCGGCTAATCTCCGCTGAACCTGCTGATTATCAGTGGATTCAACAAGGATTGGGCCGAGCGATTGTCGGATTAGTCGAAAGACATCCATTGACAAAGTGGAATGTCTTCTTCACAGACCAAACGCCGAACCAAAGAGGTGCCCTACTCGGGTCCTCTTCGGGAAGGTACGCGACTCTTGACCTCAATGAGGCCTCGGACCGCGTCTCTGTTGGTCTGGTTCGCCTGCTGTTCCCTTCAAACGTATTTGAGTGTTTGATGGCATGCAGGAGTTCAGCTACCGAGCTACCGGATGGTCGGGTAATCAGGCTCAATAAGTTCGCGCCAATGGGAAGCAGTCTTTGCTTTCCCGTAATGGCACTTACCGTTTGGGCCATCCTGACTGCCGCAGCTCCTAACGCAGATGCTCGTAAGAGCATTTTAGTGTACGGGGATGATGTTATTGTACCAACGGCGCAAGCCGCAGACGCAATAGAACAGCTTGAATCGGCTGGTTTAAAGGTAAACCACGACAAGAGCTGCACCAGTGGACTCTTTAGAGAGTCATGTGGCACCGACTCCTTCAATGGAGTCAACGTCACTCCTGTTCGGTTTCGAACAGTCTGGTCACCATCCCGATCGCCCGAAGTCTACAGTTCGTTCATTGCATATGCAAATGAATTATACGATAGACAGTACTTCACAACCTACGATTACATCGTGGAGGAGTTGCTCCGTGTTTACGGAGCTATTCCTGGTGAGGACATGCATCTTGCGTGTCCAAGCCTTCGTGACGTACCCGCAGATCAAAGGCCTCGACGCCGTCGTAGCAATCTCCGCTTGCAAAAGCAGGAGTTCTACGTATGGGACGTTCAAAGCCCTCATACCCGAAGGTTGCTCCCAGGATGGCTTATGTTACTTCGGTTTTTCACCGAAGGAAATATTAAGCATCCAAATAGGATACAACAACGAGTATGGGATCGCGTCGTCGGTGGTCCACTTCAAGTGGCCCACCCTGGAACCCCGCAGGGGGTACTGGGACCGGCGCAGCTACCGGACACCTGCAGCGCAGCTACAAGAGCTTACTTCGAAACTATGTTTCGAGAATGGCTCGCGGAGCATTTCGCTACAGATCCACTGATGCTGCTCGGTCAGACGACTACTGCTGGAGGGGACCGCGAGGTCCCACTCCTGGTCGGTGAGTACACACAGCGGAATACTAGCAAGCTAGTGCGCCGCTGGCGATGATAACATAAGGCTAAGGATAAGTGAATAACTTTCCTTTTGCCTGGG